ACTAGATTAAAAAAAATCCGCCTGTAAAAAAACAAGCGGACTCTTTAATCTTTTATTTACAATCAAATTATGGAATAAGATTAGAACTTGTTGTTCCTTGAGGATCAATAGTTCCCGTTAAAGGTTTCTTTGATGATTTAATTGTAGCGGGAGTTTTAGGCTTTTTAGGCGCTAAATTTTGAATACCTTGTATTCCTTGCACTCCTTGAATTCCTTGAATTCCTTGAATTCCTTGAATCCCTTGAACCCCTTGAACTGATGTAATTTTAGTAGGCATAATTATAGTTTAGTTTCAATCTATGTAATAGGGTTAAGAATTTGATAAGGAGGAATAGCTGAGGCAATAGCTCTATTTTTAACCCAAGTTCTCAAAGGTTCGACGCTATCAATAACCGCCGTGAAAGCCGCAGCAACTTCAGGCACTTCGTTAATAGCTTCCCATAGAGCCTCAGTCGTAACAACTTCTAATCCAGAAGAAGGACCAAATTCCGAAGTGTCCGCATTATACGGAATCAATTCAATAGAAATTCTACCTTGAGTATTAGAAGGACAATGACAAGATAGATTGTAAATCCACTGATGGGGAAATAATTTTTCCGCAGTTGACGGAATTACGACTGGAGTTTCATTTGTGATTGGCATCTTTATTCCGTAATGGTTATGAGGATGCATACACTTAATTTTTACAATCTTGAAATATTATTCTCAAAAAAGTAAATAATACTACCTATTTGCTAGTTAAGATTTTCGGGTACTCTAAATTTAGAAAGTGAAACATTCCCAACTCCAACTAATATGTTAGGAAATTTTTCATTTACATAATCTAAATCTAAAATTCTAAATGATGTATCATTTACATGTATTAGATTATCTTGATTTCCATTAGTTTGCATTAATGAATTATAATTCCAATAACCTGATTTTAAATCGTTAAGTTCATTAAACGGAGTCGAGCTGAGAGATGGGAAAACTCTATCTGACATATCTCTGACAATCTTCTGAACACCCATTAAATGTTGTAAATTATCTGCAAATGCAGCAACCTGAACTGAAAAATTAGAAGATTCTAATCCTCCTAATTGAATAGGTTTATTTTCAGTAGAAATATAAGAAACAAATATACAAGGAGCTATAATTGAATCTGCCTTTATAGCTCCAGTAGGCTGTTTCAAGTAAGGGGCATACTCAAACTTATTCTCCATGAATATCTTTTGTATTGGAGTTGTTGTTACATAGATATTAAAATCAGGAAGACTAACAGGAATACTACCCGTAATTGGAACTCCTGTATTAACTAAAACTCTGCCATTCTTAAAATCAATAGAAAGACCGCTTACTCCTCGATTTAATGACCCTACGCCGCTTGGAATCTGAGCCCCAGATATTGAACTATCGTATAGCCATTGAGCATAGGGAGAACCATAAACATCTTTTCCGTAAAAACTTCTTGCTGGAGAAGTTAAAAACAAAGGAGCATTGACATTTCTATATGCCTCCAATTGATTTATTAAAGAGAAATGTATATACTCTTTAAAGCTTGATATAATATCATGATCTACAATCTTTTTCATTATGATACTAGTTTTCTTATTATTGTTTTAGTAAATTTAGTTTTTGTATTTCTAAAAATACTAGATAGATATTTTATTTTATTTAAATCTCCTATTTCATTTAGATTATGTCCAACTTGAAAACCTAGTTTTGACCTTGCATATTTATCAGATACGAAAAAATTAGATAAGCCGGGAATGCCCTCCTCAACAACTTCTGGCCAAGATCTTCCATCTCCCCATTCATCTAATATTATTCCTCCTGATGCTAAATCTTTACCGGATGGTCCTAATAAATTACTAAAAACTCTACCAGTTGTGCCTTTAGATAAAATATATCTTAGTCCGTTTGCTCCCTTTAAAAAAGTAAGTAATTCAAATACAGGATTTCTTGAACTTTTAAATCCCATTAAACCAAAAAGTGTTCCATTCGGTTTGGCAAAATAAGAGGATGGAGAAGATTTCGAAATAAGTTCTTTCGAAAGAGGGTGATTTAAAAGTTGCTCCTCCATATATGTCAATGACTCTCTATAGGTTTCAACTGTAGCCTGCTTTACTTTCTTATTTATCACTTTCCTGAACTCTCCTTTTAAATTTTTTAAAAAGTTTTTCTTAGCCATTATTCTACTTTTTTCAAATTAAGTTGATATAAATTAAAAGTTCCTAATATTCCTAGTTTCCTTGTAGATGACAATTTTCTATAATTGTCTCCCATAAAAGTAAATCTTATTGTATCTTTCACATACTCATAAGCATCTGCTTCCATTTGAATATTAAGTAGACCAAAATCTTGTTCTGCTTTAGCTTGGATATTTTCTCCCCCTCCAATAAATGTAGAAAAACTATCAGCAGCTTTAGGATAAATTATTCTACAATAGAAGTCAGAATACTGCTCTGTTAATGTGACATTAGGATCGCTATATTCTTGTAAATCAGAGTTGAAATTCGGATCAAAGATAACAACATGTTCAATTGATGGCTTATAAAAACGAAGAGCTGTTTCTCTTTTGAAAGTATCAAAGATATCCTTCATTACAGATGATACTTCTGCTTTGTAGTCTTCAAGGAGATTCATTATTTCCAAATAAAGTTGATGTCACCTATCCATGCCGGAGGAGGAAGAAGATCGTAATTAGCTCCGCCAAATCTTTCGCCGTATAGGACTTGACTGGAAAATATATTTGTGCTTTTAGAGTTATTATACCATTCTGTTAATTTGTCTAAATTTTCCCTGCAATCTTTAGATAGTGTTCTAAAGGTTTTGGCTATCTCGTTCTTAGAAACTCTTCTAATAGCTCCCTGTTCATCTCCCTTTATTTCTGTCCAATCGTATCCAGCAGCTCCTAAATTTTTACCAGCTTGCTTATTGTAATAATAACAATAATACATTTCTGTATAAATACCTGAAACATTTTGAGACATATCAGGAATAATACAGTCTCCGCTTAAAGAAAAACCTTCTCCTAATCTTAAATTTAATTGTCCCAAATTGGTTTTTAGCCAAGTGGATACAGATCCTGTAGGAGTAGTTGTATCCCCAAGCGAGTCAAGTATTAAACCCGCCCAATAATATTGTTCTCCAGAGCATAACATATCATGTTATACACTGCTTTTAACTTAAGGTGCGTAAAAAACCTGAACGCTCTAAGCTCTTTTTCCGCTGCTCTTCCATAGTTGTTATCTGCTCTGCTGTAAACTTCCTTGACTTCTTCGCAGCCTTTCTTTTGGCCACAACTGTTTTAAATTGGTTTATCAAAACAGCTTCCAATCTTCTTCTATCAGGAGAAGGTTTAATTCCCTTGTCCATAGCATGGGTTTGGAGATCACCCAAATTCATTTTTGATATAACTGAAGCGTACACTTTGACATCTTCTGTAGGATATTCGAATTCAGCTTTTGATCTTAAAAAATCAAACACAGATGGGTTTCTACCATTATCTCCGTGCGCAACATTCTTCATTTCTTCTTGTTTCATAAATTGACATACACCAGAAAAAACGAAAAGGCATTTTTATCTATAGAAAAAGACAAAAAAAACGCGAACCCAATTGGGCTCGCGTTTTCTTAATTTTACTAATCGTTAGAGAACTAGACCAACGATGGCTTTCGAATCAGTAGCGATACGACCTTCTCTACGCTGAGCATAGAAGCCGAGTTTTTCGCTTCTGCGAACCCACTGGTCATCAGGCTCAACAACAGTCTCGCTACCAACTTCAGCATCGCTTTCGACGATCTTAAGGAAGGCAGGAACCGAGAGGTCAAGACCAATGGCAAGCTGTTGAGTTGCAGCACTGAAAGCGGTTTCGCCGCCAGCAGCTGTGTAATAATCATCAAAAAGATATGAGTAAGGCTGACCTACGCCCATTTCATTTAGAGTGATTAGATTAACACCAAACAACTGAGAGATACCAGCGTTACGATAAATTTCTTCACGTAGGCTATCTGGAGCTCCAAGAGCAGTGCTTTCGCCATCATTAGGGAAAGCGGCAGTGTTCTGAGGATTATAACTGATGGCACGAATGTCACCTTCGACTTCAGGAGAAATGATAAGGTGAGTTAAGCCACGACCCGGAGTGGAGGTAGGAGTACCACCGACCCAAGAAGTGCGCAAACGCTTGACTTTAGTCCATAGGGTATTCAAGTCAGCGAGTTTAAATGTACCAGCAGTGCTACCAGCGTAAACTTGAGCTGTCCCTACTGTACGTGAATTGGCAAGAGAAGCAAGAAGAGTGGCCCAGTTCAAGTATTCGCTCTTAGCGAGGATTTCTTGGGTCATTCTTTTGATCATTGCAGTCATTACGTCAAGACGAGCGCTCTGAGCATATTGCTTTAGGCAGGAAACAGCAGAGGTTAGCGAATCAACAGTGAAACGGAAGTCATCCATACCACTTACATGGTTGGTAGCTAGACCACCAGCAATAGTTTCAGACCATACAGTCAACAAGCCTTCACCATTTTGCTCGAAAAGATCGAGAGGGATAGAAGGATTGGTGCCGGAATCATAAGTGAACTTCTGATAAACGAGATTAGAAGTTGCAGTTTGGTCTAGCACTTGGTCGATGGTAGGGCCAACGAAAGCTGCGAAGACTTCTTGAGCCTGCCATGACTCATCTTTGTTCCGCGAGCCCATGGCTTGCAAAATTTCACGAGTTTTAGCTTGCTCTTCTTTAGATAGATTAAGTTTCATTTTAAGTTAAATATATATATGGGTTAGAGTTCGACCTTAAATAGGGCATAACCATCTGCATCAGCGGCGCTCAAGAAACGACCGAAAGATGTTCCTTTTGAGTAAACGCCGACAACTCCAGAGCCATTAAGGCAATTATTAATGCCTGAACCCGGAGCAGCGGTTCCAGTAAATCCTTTCAAGGCTATTAGGCCGCGAGCAAGAATCGGAAGAGCTTCACCTGAAACGACGACTTCTTGTTCAATACGCTCGTATTTAGGGCGTGAAAGAAAAGATTCTCCGTAAGCATTGGTTTCGCGAACATCATAGAGTGCAACGCCAAGAGGAACAGTGCCTGATGGGGCAGCTTGAACTTTCCACTTAACCTCAGAACGGTAAGAAGTTACACGAGCAGGGCCATTGCCATAAGCAGGGCCAGCACCGAGTAGAGGAGTTGGTGGACGATTAGCACCTTGGATAACATTTAAGTTACCACTACCACCAGCAACGATAGAAACGAAAGTACCCTTATTTAAGGATGCGACGTTCGCAGAGAAGAAACCATTATAAACTTCATGTTCGTCATAATCACGAAATGGTTTAATATTGGGGGACTGAGTTATATTCATGTATTATAAATTATTTAGTTTGATATTTTAGTTTTGATAGAAGACAAAAACTGTGTCCAATTTTCGAGTTTGCTTTCTTTCTCTGCTTGAGAATTAGGAACAGCGACGTTAATAGCTGAGCCCTGAACTTCTAGAACAGCGGCAGCTGACTTCGACTTCAACAATGGCTTCATATCTTCAAGCCACTCACTGAAATCTTCATCTGATAAACCGAAAATACGCTTTGCAATAGATTTTGATGCGGCTGAATCAATATCGAATTGTTCCTTTAAGGACTCAATTCTTTCACTGAATTTAGCCTGATCTTCTTGCGCTTTCAAAGAAGCTCTCAATTCAGATACTTCATCACGAAGTTGCTGAGATTCGTCTTCAAAATTTTTGATATTAGCTAGAGCATTTTCAAGAGCTTGCTCTTTTTCTGCTTTTTCATTTTTAAGAGCAACGAATTGATCGTTGGACTTTTCGACTTGTGAAACGACAAAATCTCTCACATCCGAAGCAGCGGCTTCGTGAAGATGGTCGATCAATTCATCTAGATTGGTATACTTCATATGTACAATTACACGGGTTTTTTTGTTTAGTGAAATTTTATCAGAAATTATATCAGAAATACTCCCTTCAGACTCTTCTTTATCCATTTCTTCTTCTTCGAATTCTTTCATCTCATGTTCTAAATCATCTTCTGGCTCTTCTGTTTCTTCTGGCATCTCTTCTTCTATTTTTTCTTGGAAGTCTTGATAATCCATAGAAAGAATACCTTTAACAGCCGCAGCTGGATTTGTAGTAAATGCGCATCCTAAGAAGCGGCAATCATCTCCTATAACTCTATAAATTTCTTCCCCTGTAGGTAAAAATCCGCTACCTCCCATTGATGATAAATATTTTGAATATTCTTCTACGATAGCTTCGTCTTCTATAATTTTAGCTTTTCTTAAGTCTTTGCTCCCCACAGCGAGCTTATAAGTATTAAACCCAACTTCCCAACTTGTAGAGATAGCCTTGTAAGATTCGCTGTCTTCATCTTGAGAATCGAGAAGGAATTTATAAAATGTCTTGTTTGATATCTTCCAAACAATAGCAGCCAAAGATAAGTTAAATGGATCATTAGTTAATTCTTGTTCAGTTAAAGTCTTGTTTTCACCAAAAGTTGAAAAGCCATAATTAGTGATAACCCCTACTATATCTTCCCTTGAGTGTTCGATATTCATTGGTTTGAATTTCGTTGACTCAACTAAAATCTTAGCACCTTCGGTAGTTATACCATCGCCATTTAAATTTATTAAATTAATAACGGCGGCATTAAAGCATGTATAAAGAAGGTCTGGGTTGTTTTTAATTTCTTCTGAATCTGGTAATAAAGACTTTAAATCTTCTAGTTCCATACTAGCATTGCTAACGAAACTACCATTCTTTAAAAAATTTCTTTTAAAATCAGCCTTTACTTCAAATCTAGAAATATATTTGAACTCCATGACAATATTTTACACTTAAAAATCAAGAAACGAAAAACTTTAATAAATTTTCAGAAGATAAGAAACCTTGAGTCTTCAAAGTTCCTCTACCAAACTTATTGAATTTCCTCATATAAATTCCATCTCCTGCTCTCTGAAGGTTTGGATCAGATGTTTCACCTGATGACGTATTCCCTTCTAAAGTAACAAGCATATCTCCCTTTATATCAAAGACAATACCTGTATGCCCTGAATCTGTTTCCCCAAATTTGGCCAACCATATACTGCCTAAAGAAGGGGTTATAGATAAAATATTTTTAGACTTAAGTAGTCTAACATTAGTCATTACATGAGCGGTCCAGTTATTTATAAATTTTGCAGAAGATAATTTACAATCTTGAAGAGCCATTGTAACAAATGCCCCAACTGCGGCAGAACAATACGGCGCTCCGGGTGTCCAGCCTTCTATTTCTCTCATATAAGAAGATAATTTTAAAGACTGTTCTTTTTGTATGCCTTTTATATCAGGGTCATCCCATTCAGAGTTAGGTTTTATCTCGACTAAACCTTCAAATTCTTGAGCCCTTTTTAATAAATTTTTTATAAATTCATTAGTTAATGAGCGGTCAACAGTTGCCCCTCTTTCTTCAGAAAAAGAAAAGCTATCTTTTAAAAGAGATTCAATTGTTTTACTTCCTATTATTCCATCAGCTTGCAGTCCTTTTAATTTCTGATATTGTATAACGTATTTCTGAGTTTCAGCAGAAAACTCCCCATTAGTAGATTTTATAGGATACCCAATTTTTTTTAAGAAAAGTTGAATAAGTCTAACTTCATTCCCCGAGGACCCTAATTTTAATAACATATTATTGTTTATTTAGTTTAGAAATTTCCATAAATATTGCCATATATTCAGGAGTCAAAATAAAATTATTTTCATAAGGCATTAAGCCTTCGGCTTTTTTAACGGGAGGAGTAAGTTTATTTCCGAATTTTTCTGTCAATAAGGAGTATCTTTCAGCTGCTCCGGGAGTTATTAAGAATCCAACATTATCAATATAAGTGATAAGCCCAGAATTCTGTTGTTGTTTATCCCAGCTAGGTTGAGACTCTTTTATAGGGGGAGGAACTATAGTTACCGAATTATTATCGGAAACACAGGAGTTCAAAAGCAAAGCTAGTAATATAGAATTAAAAAATTTCATTTAGCTATTATTTTTCTGATTTCTTCTAAAGATAATTCTCTCTTTTCGCCTACGTTATTAACCACATCTGCGATAAGTTTTTCATCTCTATCCTTCTGATTTATTTCTTGTTGATTAACTTCCCTTTCTTTAAATACTTCCTCGTTTTTTATTTCTATTTCTTTCTTTTTAACTTCTCTGTTAATACGAAAAATTGATAGTAATTCAGATACAGCTTTAAAAATATATTCCATAATTTTTTTCCAGTTCATTTACAGATATTTGCTAGAGGCTGATTTACATCCAGAAGAAATTCTATTTAAAGCACTTATAAGAATTTTTCTTCTACTAGACTCTTCGAGTTGAGCACTTTGACCGTAAAAATCACCATATAAAAGTATCATATTCATAGCGAACTCATTCCATAGAGAAGAGCTAGGAATATATTTGGAAATAATACTAGAGAAAGCTTCTACTGATATATCGTCTGCTACTGTTAAGTTCTCTATAACATAAGATACATCATAAATAATTTGAGCAGCTTTAGCTCTCTTTTCTACAGATGCCTCCTGAGATAAAACCACTTGTGTTATATAACTTGAAGATGATTTTAAATACACTGTAGATTTTGACAGACTATTATAAAAAGCTGCTTGCTGAGTTGAAGAGCAGCTGGATGTGAACATTGCTATTAAAAAGCAAAGCACTATTGTTTTAAAATTTTTCATATTTAACTTTTTCTATTTTTTCTTCTAAAACTTTAACACTTTCTTCAGAGTCTGCCATGTCTCTACTTTTCCGTCCCATTTGAATTAGTCCGGCCCCAATTAGAAAAGCTAAAATTTGACGAACTAGGTTTTCCCAATATTCAGGTAAGGGCTCTATACTCTCTGGATAAAAGGATATAAAAGCACATATACCAGACACTAAACCTGCTAGAGTTGTTCTCCAACTTGGGCCTAAAAGTTTTTCTAGTGATCCTTTCATATCTTTAATTACACTTTTATAAAAGCAGAATGCCGAAAAATTTTTCTATGCTTCCATCCATGTTTTTAATAGGCCAAGCTACTATAGAAACAGGCTTACAATCTTCTGTATTTAAAACAGTATTAAAATGGAACTCTCTTTTCTGATCTATGCATGATAGCCATTCTTCTTTCATTTCTTTTCTCATATCTTTGTCTACAATGCTTAGCCATCCACTGCCGACAGCTTGCTCAAAAGTAAAGTCTGTTATGTCCATCCATTTTTTGCTTACGAAAGTATATTCTCCTTTAGAGTTTGCCTCAAAATAAGCTATACCCAAAGATGAGCTTATAATTCTTATTTTCTGCTCTGTATGATTAAGACTATTTTCCATTCTATTCATAACATCTCTTAAAGAGTTTCCTCCATTTGGTCTAAACTCCGCTGTAACTCTTTTAAGCTCAGGTATAAGATCAAGAAATTCTGTTACAGATTTATTGGCACATGATATGCTTGCAAAAATACTTTTCAAAACTTTAAATCCGCCTATACCAAATACTATCAAGCCTGTAACAGCGGCTAAAACTTCCTGCCAATGTATAACACTGATATCGAAATTTTGGATAAAAGATAAAAACATAACAGGTATTACACTGAACAGATCTTTTTAAGAAACAAAAGTTTATGAGTTATGTAATAGTTAAATAAATGATACTTTTTTGTGCTAACAAAATACTTAGACATACTGGAGTTTTATCTGCCGCAGATATCTCTATAGGAGATAGAATAGATAAAGATTGTTATAATATAATATTTAATGACGGATCAAATGTTATTCTGCCAGAGGGAGTTAAGATAAATTTGATAGATAAAAAAATAATTGAAATAAATAAAGAAAGAGATGATTGTGTATCAGGATCAAGATCAAAGTATAAGTTAAAGAAGGTTATACCAGAGTTTTCAGAGAAAAATAAAGATCCATATTTAATAGCTCTTTGTTTGTGTTTACCTTTTAAAAATGGACAAATACAAAGCAGGAAAGAATGCTTGATAGATCTTAATAAAATAAAAAACAATTACTTCCATATAGAACTGAAGCCGTCATGTGACAATTATTATAAAATATCTGCCGAAGAAGGATATCCTAATTTATTAAAATTAGAATTAAAAAAAATAAACAACTTCACTAAATTGAAGGACAGATTTATCCCTGACGAATATTTGTATTCCTGTTTTCAGGATAGAGTAGATTTGATAAGAGGATGCATGGATGCATGTGGGAGATTTTATAAAAATGAAACAACTTTTGAGACAAGCTCGAAACAGCTTGCTAAAGATTTCGCATTTTTAGTTAGATCTATAGGGGGATTCTGTAAAATAAGATCTAAGATATCAAAAAAAGAATACTTTATATTATCAATAAGTTTTGACACAGATTTTAATCCATTCTTAACTAAGGCAAAAATATTTTCTCCCAGTAAGAACCCTAGAATAAGATCTATTGCGAAAATAGAAAAAGCGGGACTTCTACCTTGTTTAGAAACCCCGCTTGAATCTGTGATTTTACAAAATCTTATAGAGATTAGCTAACTATACTCTCTTTAGTTCTTTCTTGATATTGTTCGACTTTCTTAACTACGAATTGTACAAATGGACTTCTTACAATTTGAGAGCTATCTAGTTTAAAATATCTAAAACCATTCTCCCTTGAGTCTTCGTCCCCAAATATTTCAATAAACTTTTTGAAACCAGATAATTTGCCTAAATCATTTTGATAAACACTATCTCCTATAACAAAAAGTTTACTATACATACTTAGACGAGTAGCGATAGTAAAAATAGAGTCAAAAGTCATAACTTGAGATTCTTCTGATATAACAGCAGAATTATGAAAGTTATAAGATCTAAGCATTGACGTTGGGTAACATTTTATTTTTTCCTGTTCTGTTAATCTTTTTATATCATTATTAGGAATAAGCTCAGACAATGTCTGGTTTAAAGCTTCGTTATAATAAAATGTTTTTTCATCTAGGTCGCCCTTTAAGTATCCAGTTTGACCGTCTTTAGCTTGAACTAAAGATCTCAGATATACAATTTCTTTAACTATATGCATATCTAAAAGCATAAGAGATGATAGAATAGTGGTCCAACTTTTTCCCGTACCCGGCACCCCATCTATAATCACGCACTTAACTTCTTTATCTAGAGCTGCTTCTATTATTTTTTTTTGAACATCAGTTAAATCATCCCTATGCTGTATATTTAAACTGAAATTCAAATTAGAACCTTCTTTAACCTTCGATGTTTTCTTGGTTAAATCCGACAGAGCTTTTGGTTTATTTGCCATGCATATAATTATACACCACAATTCAGGTGTATAAAAATATAAGTTAATCAACAACTTTATGCCTTTACCTGATAATTTTGCACTTTTAGCTCTAAGTCCTACGATTAGAGAGAATGATGGATTCCTATTTCTACAAACTGGTCAGGCAGGTTATATAGATTTAATGGTTCAATCAGCTACAGGATCACCAGTTAACATATTAAAAGTGGGATCTGGTATCCCAGTTTCTCAATATATATATGTTAATCAGAATGGTAATGATTCTACAGCTAAAAAAGAAACTATAGATTACCCTTTTAAAACTATAGCAGCAGCTTTAAATGTAGCAACTTCAAACGATACGATAGAAGTTTTTCCCGGAGTTTATAATGTATCTGGGAATATGTATAAACTTGGAGTTAATTATTATTTAAATAAAAATACTAATATAAATTTTATAACTAGTGGAAAACTTCATATTACAGGATCTGATACTGGAGACTTTAATATATATGGTAATGGAGTTTTAACTCAAGATTCTGCATCTGATAATCTATTCCATATTTCAGGAGGAAAAGTTACTTTAGAAGTTGATAGAATTCAAGCTGCTAGTTGCAATTTTCTTATAAATGAGGTAGCAAGTTCTTTATCTTATTTAGTTATGAGAACAAAAGGAGAAGGAACTGTTGATGATGGTCACTTCTACTTTAACAATCTAAACATAAAAAATTCTACTACAAAATTTGAAGGCATAAAGTTTAAAGGAACCTCTATATCTGTTCAAGCTAATTCTACTAAAGATATTGAATTCGAAGACTGTTTATTTGATAGCACTGATTCTTCTCCTAGTAATCCTATTTACAGATTTACAGGTAAGTATAATTTAACTAATTGTTCTTTCACAAACTCATACCCACATTTCACAGCTCTTGGAAAATCAAGAATAAGAAATACCATATTTAATGGAGGGATAGTAGTTTCTGGGTCTAACTATTTTGATTCTTGTATTTTTGACACTAAAGCAGCCACACTTTATCCTAATGCTTCTTTAATAACTAGTCTTGGAGGAAATTCTTTATTCTCAAATTGCTATGTTAATAACTTTAATAACAATACAAATGTATTTTACACATTTAGATCGTCAGGATCTGCTTCTGGAGCATCAGATTTTAATATAAACGGGACATTCTCTTCTTTTGATCCTGTTTTTTCTGGAACGAGTATTAAATTCGGTACATTCGTATATGATACAAATTTAAAATAGATACAATTATTTAAATAACTTGTATAAACTTAACACGATAATAAAAACATGCCAAATATTTATTGCCCATCGTGCGGAACTGGAAATAAATTCCTGTATGAAAAACCTAAAGTTTGTAACTCCTGCAAATTCGTTTTTGCCGCACCTCTAGTAAGTGCAGAAAGATTAAAAAACTACGAACAAGTAAAGCAGGTTAAAAGAGTCGTAAATAATCAAGAACTTCAAATAGCAGCTTTAAGAAATATGAAGCTAGATATTGAAAAAATTGAACCAACAAAACTTGGATCAATGATAGGTACAGATTTAAATAGCGAGTCTTTCCAAAGGAAGAAAATCTCTAAAGAGGAGTATAAAGAAAAGGTTTTCAAATCAAGTCCTGTTTCCCTAGATGATGATCAAATTTGAAGATAAAATAAAATGTATTGACGCTTTAATACAAAAAAATAGAGGCCGTTGGCATCTTTCTGATATAGGCGGTTTTGGTTTTGAGGATGTTGCTCAAACTATAAGATTGCATATTTATAATAAGTGGTCTCAATGGGATCAAAAAAGACCATTCGAATATTGGTGTAATAAAATAATAATAAACCAAATAAAGAATACTGTAAGAAATAGATATTCGAGAGATGCTCCTCCATGTTCAACATGTCCATTCGATAGAGGCATTGATTTATGTGGGTACACAAAAAGTGGTATAAAATGTGAACAGTGTCCATCATTTAAAAAATGGGCGAAGAAAAAGCAAAATAAGTTCTTTTTAAAAACAGCTTTATCAATAGATAGCGAAAACTTTAAGGAAACACAAGATTTCTCTGACCCAATAACCTCTATAAGATTAGAGTCTTGCGTTATAAAATTTCATAAATTTATATGCCAGTTCCTTAACCCTAAAATGGTAAACTTCTACGGCTTGATATATATAGAGAATTTGAAAGACGAAGAAGTTATCGAAAGATTGAAAAATACAAATGGCAAGGGAATAACAAAGAGGCAACTAATAACAATAAGGAAGAATTTGCAAAATATAGCTAAGAAAAAAATAAGCGAATTCGACTCTGAAGAATGAACTCATCAATAAGAGAAAATCTAACTAATAAATTAGGTAGAAAAATAGATAGAAAAAAGGTAAATCTTTGTGATAAAATAATTTGTCATCATAAGTACAATCTTGATTTAATTCAACAAGAATACTTAGAAGACAATAAGAATTGCAAAGAGAGCAACATATTGTCGCTTGCTCAAGACGTTTACAAGAATCCCAAACTGATAGAGCAGACAGAAGAGTTTAAGAATGTAAGAAAATTTTTACAAAAATTATGGAGAGGAGGAGAATATGATAACTATACAGATGAGCAGTTAGATTTTTTGTTTGAGAATGCCGAATCTCTAAGTACAAAAGAGATAGCAAAAGCTTTATTTCCTGAAAAAGAATATATTGTATCAATAAGAACAATAACTTCTCTTTTAGATGCTGCTGGATTTAGGGAAGTAAAAGACGAGGACAAAATAGAAAGGACTAATACTAGATATAATTCTCCCAGAACAGATCTCCAAGTTATAAATCTGATAAATAGATCTGATCATTCAGCAAAATATGATACTGATAAAATTGATACGAGAAAGAAAGATTCTATAGCAGCTGTAAAGAAATTCTTGTCAGCCCCACGTTTCGTAGAGATGATATCTATGATTACAAATGTAAAACACAGAGAAGTTTTTGAAACAGAGTTTGTTAAAGCTGTTTATAATAAACCAGATCTTAATTCTGATGAAGTTAATTTATACATAGGCTTAGCATTAGAATATGTAACTCTTATTGAGATAAGACAGCAGATAACAATTTTAAATGATAGGTTAGCAGAATCTATGTCAGATGATGAAGAAGGTCGTAAATTTACGATGTCTTTATCTGAAGCATTAAAAGATAAAACTGCTGCATATAATCATTGTCTAGAGAGAACTTTGAAAATGACCCGCTCATTGAGTGGAGATAGAATCAAGAAATTAGAAAAACAAGCTTTAGCTAATCAAAGCTTAGCGCAGTTTATCGAACTCGTTCAAGATGAAAAAGAAAGAAGGAGAATGATATTAATAGCTAAAGCAGAAGAGTTTAAAGTTAAAGAAAAAATACAAGAACTTGAAAATTTCTCGGAGCTTTTTGTTGAAGTTTACGGGGTTGGAAAAGAGGAGGTATTTTCTCTCTAATGAAATGCTTGGAATGTTTAGATGATTTCTCTACTGAGAGAGGCTTGCATTTGCATGTTTCAAAAAAACATAAAATATCTTTACAAGATTATTATCATAAATTTTTTCCTAGATTCGATTTATTTTCAAATGAAAAAATAGAATTTAAAAATTTTGAAGAATATTTTATTACTGATTTTAATTCAAAGGAGAATTTTGCTAAATGGTGCTTCTCGGAAGATGCTATAGTAGTAAGAGAATATGTAAAAAAAGCTTTTAGAAAAAGATGTTCTAAAAAAGGAACTCTTTTTGTGCCATCTAATATAGAATTGAAAAGTTTATTTTTACCATCTTGGACAGGATTAGTAAAAATATTTGGAAGTAAAGAAACTGTTGTAAAAGAATTCTCGAAAGAAAATTTGAAATTGAAATATGATTATATTTCCGAACCTTTTTTCCATGATGATGAACCTAATATACTTATAGATACAAGAGAACAAAATGCTCTACAATTTAAAGATTCTAAAAAAATGAAATTAAGTTGTGGTGACTATACTACAACTGGACCTTTATTCTCCGATGTTTTTATCGAAAGAAAAAGTTTAGAAGATTTAGTCTCGACTCTCACTGCGGGAGCTCAAAGATTCGATAGAGAGATCAGTAGAGCGGAAGACTTCGGACAGTACCTCGTTGTATTAGTAGAGAATAAAGTCAGCAATGCAATAAACTATAGCCCAGAAAATAGTTTTAGTAAGTATATAAATGGTAAATTTGTATTTTTTAAAATACGAGAAATCTGCTCTAAATATAAAAACATACAATTTTTATTTTCTGACTCAAGAGAAAACTCCCAAGCTCTGATGATAAAAATTTTTAAAATGAAAGATAAGGTAAGAAATTACGATTTAGAATTTCTTAAAGATTTTAATTTGATATAATATGTGGAATGAAGGAGCACATCCTGTTATACTCAGGAAATCTACAAATGATCAGCTGGCAGAAATTAAAGGTATACTTTCTGAATCTGAAGCTCAACAATGGTTTGCTAGATACTGTTTAGCTAATCCAGCTTTCATGGTTTACCTTCTGACCAGAGTTCAACTCGATCCTGTTCAGGATTTATTATTGAGATCGTTTATTTTAAAAGATTATTGTCTTCTTGTAGCTGGCCGTGGATTCTCTAAATCTTTCGTAATCTCTTTATTTTGTATAATTTACGCTTTAGGCAATCCCGGAGTTAAAATTGGTATAGCTTCAGGAACTTTCCGACAGTCAAAATCTATCATGAAGCAAATTGATACTTTCGCTTCTCATCCAAAGAACGGAACTTTCTTAAGATCTTGTATTACAAAACAACTTTCAAAATCTAGCGATGCTTGGTCAATGGAAATTGGGTATTCATCTATAACAGCTATTCCATTAGGTAAGGTTAGAGGTTACCGCTTCAATGTTCTAATTGTTGATGAATTATTAGTTGTCAGTAAAGAGATTATAGATTCTATTCTTAAACCGTTCTTGATGGTTCGCCAAGACGGTCCTCAGCATGAAGAGATTACAAATGCTCAAAAAGTTTTAGTGGAAAATGGAGTTTTAAAACCAGAGGAAGTTCAACAGTTTTCTTCAAATAACAAAATTATAGGTCTATCTTCCGCTAGTTATAAATTTGAATCTCTTTATAGAGATAACTATGTACCTTATGTTAAAACGATTTTAGATCCTAATGCTGAAAATGTAAACCATTGTGTTTTCAGAATGTCTTACAGAGCTGCACCTAAAGGATTCATGGAAGAATCAGCTATCGAAGACATGAGAAGAACGATGTCTAAATCAATGTTCGATAGAGAACTTGAAGCTATATTCGGAGATGATACTGGAGGTTACTTTTCAGCGAAAGCCATAGAAGAAGCCAGCGTTAAACTAGGGGAATATCCTATAGTAAAAATCGTAGGAGACGCAGATAAGAAATATATTTTATCAATAGATCCTAACTACAATAACTCTGAGACTTCAGATGATTTCGCAATGGCTATCCTTGAGTTGAACGAAGAAGATGAATCTGCAATACTCGTTCATGCTTATGCTCTTCCGAATAGCACAAACGAAAAAAGATGCTTATATCTTAAGTATATTTTAGAAAAATTTAATATTGTTTATGCGATTATAGACAATAGTGGTGGCCCAGCCTTTTTACAGATAGCAAAAGAATTTAAATTAATCCCAAGAGAGCTTCACCTTTTTGATCATGACTTTTTAAACTATAATTCTCAAGAAGGTATACTTTCTTCAAAAAGCAGTTATGATCCTAAAAATGGAAAGATAGTTCACTCTCAAGCTTTCGGTGTCGGAGGATGGTTAAGATTCTCAAATGAGAATTTACAATGGATGATTGAGAAGAAAAAGATAAAATTTGCAGCTCCAGTATTCAATGATTGCGATTTTCAAAATGCTATAAAAGAAAATTTTCCGATAGAAGATTTACATTACTCAAAAAATCAATCAATAAGTAAAGATGAAATAAGAGAAATCGCTAAAAATGTTCAAGAAGAAATGAAAGTGGATTTCCTCGAACACTTGGGCGACATGATCAACTTGACAAAAAGGGAGTGCTCGCTTATAGAGGTCTCGACCAGCGTTAATGGGAATCAACAATTTGACTTGCCAGCTACAATGAAAAGAGACAATAATCCTCACAGAGCAAGAAGAGACTCTTATACAGTTTTGCTTCTTGGTAGCTGGGGTGTCAAATGTTATTTTGATATGCACAGAGAACAAGAAATAAATACGTCTTTCGATTTCGTTCCGAGAATGTTTAGGTAAATTTTAAGGTTAAAATTAATTTATAGAGGTTTTTTAACCTTTAAAAGTGTATAACAGTATATGGCGCGTAAACCTAAAGCCGACTCTGTAGTCGTAAATTCAGACCCTTTTACTCCGAAGTTTATTTCAGAATCTGCAAGAGATTTAAGAAATAGAGGAACGAATAGTTTTCAAAATCCTCTATCTGGTTTGTCAGGGGAAATAGAAAATATTAATAAAGGGGTATCTCCTTTTTCTAGGGATAACACTGGAACCTTAAGCGCTCAACAGGCAATTGTGCTTTGTCAAAAAGCTTATTGGAATGTAGCTATCTTCAGAAATACGATAGATATTCAAACTGAATTTGCGAATTCTAAATTAAGTTTCAGAGGCAAGAATAAAAGATCTATAAAGTTCTTTAATGAATGGTACAAGAAAATAAATGGATGGTCTTTATCTGAAAGATTCTTCAGAGAGTGGTTTCGTTCTGGAAATGTTTTTATTTATAAGTTTTTGTACAACATAACAAATATTGAAGTAAATAAAATGTCTAGAGCAGAGGTTGCGAAAAAAATACCTTTGCGTTATACTATTTTAAATCCTGCGGATATGAGAGCTGAAGGCTCTGCTACGTTTGTTAATTTCAATTACTATAAGATGCTTAACTCCTACGAGTTAGCAAGATTGAAAGTTCCAAAGACAGAAGATGAAAAAAGGTTTATGGATTCTCTACCCGTAAAAATTAGAGATGAAATTAAAAGAGGCCAACTCCCAGAGATACCTATCGACACGGAATATTTAACAGCTGTATTCTGCGGTAAACAAGACTACGAAGCTTTATCGGTCCCAATGTACTACCCTGTACTTTTTGATATTGATTTAAAATTAGAATTTAAGAAAATGGAGAAGGTTATAGCCAGAACAGCTGACTATATGATCCTTCTGATTACGGCAGGTGATAAAGATAGAGATGCGAATACTAATTCTAGAATTTTATCTGCATTACAAGATCTTTTTGAAATGGAGAGTGTGGGTAGGGTATTAGTTTCTGACTATTCCACAAAAGCAGAATTCGTTCTACCAGATTTAAATAAAATTTTAGGACCAGAGAAATATCAGGTTGTTAATCAAGATATTGCAAATGGTTTGATGAATATATTCTGGGGAGATGAGAAGTATGCGAACTCGATGATAAAAATAAAAGTCTTTCTAGAGAGATTAAGCTCTGCTAGACAAGCCTTTTTAAATAATTTCTTGATTCCAGAAATGGAAATGATTGCTAATGAATTAGGGTTCACAGAAATACCAGAGCCAGTTTTTGATGAGGTAGATCTCAAGGAAGAGATCGAGTATATGAAAGTCTACACAAGACTTGCTGAAATTGGAATGTTGACACCCGAAGAACTCTTTGATGCATTCGAGACTCACTCTCTTCCTCTCTCTGAAAACTCCGTAGAAGCTCAAAATAAATTTAAAGAACTCAAGGATAAAGGTCTTTACGAACCAATTATAGGCGGCCAGAAAAAAGAAGGGCTCGGACAGTCAGTTGGTAGACCAGCAGGAACGAAAGCTCCCCAAACAACTAAAAAAGTTTCTCCGATAGGAGCATCTAAATTTAGTTTACAAAAAATATCCGATAATATCAAACTTGTTAATGATCTATCTGAAGCTGTAGAGTCTAAATATAGAGAGATAAACAGTATAAAGAGACTTAGCTCTAAACAGAAAGATCTCTGTTGGAGCGTAACGGAGTCTATTATTTCTTCTAAAAATTCCAACGAGTGGCAGGAGAGTATCGCCACCTTTATAGAGAACCCTATCGTCAGCCCCGACGAGAAGACCCTTAATATCGCAGCAGAGCATAATATTTCTCTATTCTTAGCAGGTTTGTTAAAGCAGTCTGAAATTTAAAAAGATTTAAAAATAAAAATCTTCGAAAAAAATCTTGACTTTCAAAAAGTATACTGTACACTGGTGGTGTCAGTATATTTTCATTATGAATCAAGAAACAAACGAAACTATTGAAGAACAAATTGCAGAAGCCTATGAAACAGATGATTCTGTTTATATCGAAATGCTTGAAAAAGAATTATGCGATTCTATCAACCAAAATGTTCTTTTCCAAGAAACTATACATTCCTTTGTAGACCTTCTTGATTTTATCAAAACTAATTTTGGTGAAACAGCCGACTTCCCTGTTAGAATTGATAGTGATTTTTATAGAGACCAATTTATTGGAATTCTTGCTAAAACCCAAGATCTTCTTGAAGAGGCAAAGGCCATTAAAGTAGATCCTCTCGAATTGATAGACCCTCTTTTCTAGATCTAGAAAAGTTATATATAAAACCTGATTAAAAAATGAGCGAATCAGACCATAGTAAAAAATCAAAGCGTTATGATTATTGGAGCGAAGTTGTAGAAACTTCAGTCAGTAAATACAAAACTTTGAATAAAGCTTGTGAAGCCGCAAATAAATCAGGTACACTTGATCCGAATGGTCCATTATTTGAGGCCATTTGGTCAAGTTTTGTAAGCATGTTAAGTCTTATTGATCGTGACGGATGGATCTCATGGTATATTTTTGACAATGAATGCGGCAAGGGAAAATTGAAGTCGTCTATCGGCAAAGGTAAATCATTTTTAAAAATAGATACAAATTTAAAATTAGTTAATTTATTAGTTGAGACCGAAAAAATATGAGTGGAGGATACTTTGAATATAATCAATATAAATTAGAGGTAATGGCAGAAGAAATTGAAAGCTTAATAGAAAATAATAACAAAGCTCATACAAATATATATGGAGAGATTAAAGAAGCTCGTTATTTAGATTCTGAAATTATAGAAAAATTCAAAGAAGCAGCTTATAATCTTCGACGAACAAGAGACATGGTCCAAAGAATCGACTGGCTTTTAAGCTCAGACGATAGCGAACAGTCTTTCAAAAAAGGATGGGAAAAAGAAATACCTATTTCTTGGGAATTAATATGATTAAAATTAGTTTCAAAAAGCTTTGGAGAATATGGTCTAAAGCTCTTGGGGAAAAAGCCGGAAGTACAGATAGCGAAGCCGATAAGGTTGCAATAGTAAGATCCTTAATTGTAGCTTGGTATTTAATTACCAATCTATTCATTATTCTGAATGTATTGAGGCACTGGTAAAAAAATAAAAATGAAAATGTCTAATGTATCTTTATGTGGTTTCTATGGTTTCAATAACTATGGCGACACTTTAATGCTTGATTGCCTTAGTTCTTTTTTAAGGTCCTCTGGGTTAAGCGTCAGCGTTTTTTCTGATAGGAAAAGTGACGAATCTTTTTGTTATAAAAAAGTTGGTCCTAACAAATCAGACATCATAGCTTTGGGTGGTGGAGGAATTATTACACAAAATTTTTGGTATATAAAAGAGGGTTTGTACAAGTATCTAAGGGATGATCAAAAGCTGATTTTACTAAATGTAAATCTCACTTCAGAATCAGTTCCTGTACTAGCTCTCCTCAAGGATAAAATCTCTCTTGCTGTTGTGAGGGATCGTTTTTCTTATGACCTTGCTTTAAAATTTTTAATGGATGAAAGCAAAGTAATTCTGGCTTCTGATATATCTTACATTTATAATGTAAAAAAGATAAACGAAGGATATACAGATTCTCTTTCTGATAAAAAAGAAAAAAAAGTTTCTGTTTGTTTAAATAGTTATATTTTTAAAGATTACTTTTCCAATGATTCTAGACAAAGAATTTACGCTGAAAAAGCTATAATAGAAATTTCTGAATTCCTAAAATGGATGAAAACATTTAACCATAAGGTTCAACTTGTTCCATCTCAAGTAGATACAGAAGTAAATGATAACACTATCCATGGCATTCTAAATGGCTATATTGGCGGAGCAAATAAGTGGATCTACACAAACGAGCATATTGAGCATAATCTAAAAAATTCTTCTCTGATTATTTCCGCTAGATACCATACTACTTTATTTGCTATCAAAAATTCTTTACCATTTATTGATATAACTCATCATTCTAAGAATTCTAATTTACTTAAAGACTTAGGCTTACAAGAATTTTCAATCAATTACTGGAAAATTGGTTTAGAAGACTTAAAGAAAAAAGCTTTTGAAGCTCAGAATTCAGATCTAATATCGGAAATAAGTTCTTCTTACGGTGTATCCTCTAGAGAGGATTGGAGCAAAGTCCTCGAAAAAATACGCACCTTAATTCAATGAAAAACCAAGCACATTGTTGCAGCCCTCCACATAAAACAGAACATAACTTACGTCACTATCTAATGACAGTTTCTTTTTATGTTATGATTTTTAAATTTAAAGTTAAGAATTTTTTTAGAGAACTCTTTAAATGAAAGTCGCCTTTATAGGTAACATAAGATCAAAGTGTGGCGTAGCTATTTATAATGAATTGCTATTCAATGCATTAGGAAAAGAAGTTGAAACTAAGTTTTTCGCAGAGAAAAACGGAGAAGAGGATACTAAAAATATCCAGTATTGTTGGGATAGAGAAGAATTCCCAAAATTGGAATTGATAGAGGCAATTGACAATTATAAGCCTGATATAGTTTTATTTAGTCATGAGTATGGACTTTTTCAGAAGGCTTACTTCTTTACATCTTTAGTTTCTTATTTTAGATTAAGAGGATATAAAGTTGTTACTATATTTCACTCTATATATGAGAATCATAAAGATAAGTTAGTAACAGAATCTGTTTGTAAAAATATAGTCGCCCATAGTGAGGAAGCTAGAGCGGCTTTAATTAGAAAAGGTTTAAATCCAGAGAATATAAATGTAGTTCCTCACGGCTGCTCGTTCGCAACCAAAGAAAATAAAATACTCCCAAAATTATGGAATCATTTAGGCAATGATCATGTAGTTCTCCAAGCAGGATTCTTATTTTACTATAAATCTCATTTGCATATGCTTGATGTAATAAAAGATTTAAAGTCTAAGTATAAAGATATACTTTATGTTATAGTCGCATCAGAGAATCCCCTATGTAAAGATGAACATAACAAGCTTCATAAAGAGATATGCGAAAAAATAGAAAGTTTAGATCTTACGCATAACGTAATAATAGATAGAGGCTTCGTTTCGCATTCTGTCCTAATGTCTTATATTAGAACGAGTTCTGTATTTGTCTTGCCATACAAGCCAGATCCAGAATTCGATGTTTATGCAGCAAGCGGGATGGCGAGGGTTGCTTTGCAAACATCTACTCCTTTGATTACTTCTAATGCTAATTTATTTAATGGTATGGAGAAGGTCGCAGTAGCGTGTAGTTCTAAAGAACAGTGGGTAAAAGAAATTTCTGATATATTTGAGGGTAAATTTGACAAGGCTAAGATGATAAATGATAGAGAAAAGTTTTTAGAAGAAAATTCTTGGTCGAACTGCTCTAAAAAGTTATTAAATATATTTAAGTCAGCTAAATGAAAAAGTGCGGCAAATGTAAAACTTATTTAGAGGAAAATCAATTCTCTTTTAGGAAGGGGAGGCTACAAAGCTTTTGCAAGGAATGCCAAAAAAATTACTCGAAAGAGTATAGACAGAAATATAAAAAGAATTGTCGGGACAATTTGAAAGAATGGAGAGAAGAGAATTCCTCTGATAGAAAATTAACCAAACAGCAAGTCCTTCAAGAGAGTTTTAGATCTAAAATGAGAAGGGTACTAAATGCAAAGAATAAAGATAGGATAGATAAAGTATTCGGATATTCTTCTACTGATCTAATAAGTTTCTTGAAAAAAACATTTGACAAACTTCCGGGTAAAGGGTATTATATATCATATAAAACTCCATTAAGTGATTTTGATCTATCTAATTCTGAAGAGTGGGGTAAGGCCGCTCATTTTGATAACTTAACTTTAAAATTAAAAGAGACAAAATAATATGACGAAAGAATTAGAAATGAGGATAGCAAATAAGTATCCTAAACTTTGTGCCGACTATCTTGATGAAGAAGCTCAAACTGCTTTCTATTCATTTGAGTTCGGAGACGGATGGTTTGATTTAATAGACAGCACTCTCGCAGAGGTTAATGAATTGTGTGAGAAATCAGATTTTGAGGTTAAGATATACCAAGCTAAGTCTAAGTTTAGTGAGCTTAGATTGTATTTTAGTATAGCTCCTAATCAAAAAGGTGTTCGTATTCAACAGGCTATAGCTCAACTTGATAGCATAATAGAAAAAGCAATCATAAACTCAAAAACAATAAAAGAAAATATATGAGAAAAGAAAATAATATCAACGAAGAAACTAATCAAAAAATAGAAACCAGTTTGAAAAAACTTAACATGTATAAGAAGTCTATTCAAGCTTATGGAACATTACAAGAATCCTTATATATACAAGCGAAGTCTTTATTTGAAAATCCTGAAGATGATTACATATTTGAGTTCCTATTCAATCCGTCTGAATATGTTAATCACGACTATGACAATATGGTTAATCGAAAAATAATTGAAAATCTAAAAATCGCATGAAAAAAATATCCCAAGAAAAGCTAACTCAAACTACTGATTGGATAGAGTTCTCTAAAAAATTTGTCGGAGATAGTAATTACAATATGCCTACTAAGAACTGGATTAAACTTGAGTTTAGTCCTTTCTTCATGGGTATTTTGAAAAATCTAAGTCTCCCTTATTCTTTTAAATTCGATTGTGATGACTATGCCTCTCTATACAGAGTGCTTGCTCAAATTTGTCACAAGAAAAGCGCAGGCAATGGAGAGGGAATCGCAGTCGCGGAAATTATGTACAAGCCGAATTGGGCAAATGGCTTAAACCATGCCATTAACGGAGCTTACACTGAAGAAGGCTGGGTCTTCATTGAACCTCAAGGTGGACAAATAATCAAACTAACAGAAGAAGAAATTAACTCTATATACTATGTACGTTTATAAAACTATTTTAATTTTATTCGCAATGCTATCTAGTGGGTGTATTTCTTTAGAGCAAACTTCAACTACAAATGAGCCAATTGTAATTATGAAGTCTCAGACTCTAAAGCAAGACTTCCCCAAGGTAGACTATGTTGAATAAATTCAAGTTAATATTCCTTTTGCTATCATCTGATTACTATATTGTTCCAAAAAAACAAATGGATAATTGGATCTATGATTTAGATAATCTAAAAAAAAGAGTCGATACTTGCAGTAGCAAAAATGTGTGCTATATTCTAATGGGAAGGATAGAGTCTATGTCAAATATCACAAGATATATTTTAACTTTTAATCGTAAGAAGTAATGGCCCAAATGGTTCTAAATCACAATGTTGATAACCTAAAATGTTTAGTAAGAGTATCTCACTTAACTCATAATCCAGAGGATCGTGATAAATATCATAACGCTTATATATTCGCTATCCAATCTATATCTGGGAAAATCTTAACATTTCACATCATGACTGATTACGGCATGATGAGAAGTAGAGTCCCTATTAGCGAGATATTCCTATCTGAACCAACTAATGACATTCCTTTCCATTTCAAACAACTCTGGGATTGCTTTAGTGAAAACGTATCTGTAATTACTTATGAATACCTATATGAAAAGAGGTGTGAAGTATTACTAAAAGATGGATCTAAAATTTGGGCAACTTATCTATTTACAGTAGATTGGTATAGTAATGCTTATTCAGATGAACCTTCTGATTATAAATGCGGTCATATTTTAGTAGCAGACGACGGCTATTTGTTATGCCAACCAAATAACAGAATATTCTGGAGAGATTCTAACTGGGTTACAAAACCCTTCCCATTCAAAACAAAAAGCATAAAAGTCGATAATAATTTACCTTCTGTAGAAACAGTCTCTGATAAATGGGTCACTGAAGATACTGATTCTTATTATTACGATATAACTAAAAAAGTATAATGCT